CATCAGCCATACCCTCCGTACTCGTCTTCCAGCGCCTGCCTGTACGCAGTGCCACGCTGCTGGCCTGCACCCCGGAACCCGACGGCACGCTGCCCGGAGGCTCCCGTGCCGATGCTGTTCGCCAGGGAGGCCAAGTCCAAGGAGTCGATGTTGTTGGGGGAGTAGCGCTCCGCGCCCTCCGCAGCCATGCCGGCGAGGATGGCGCCAGCGTGCGCCGACCGACCTGCGCCAGCAGCAAGGAGTCCAGCTCCGAGCCCGGCCCAGGGTCCACCCGCCGCAGCAAAGCCCGTCCCGACAGCGGAGTCGATCCCGCTCCAGACGCTGTTCCCGATCGTGTCCCGGTTCAGCCGCTTCTGGTACGCCTCGCTCGCACGCCGAAGCACGTCGAAGCGAGCCGGGTCCGCGTTCATCGCCGTGAGTTGCTCCTTTGCATCCCGCGCCGCCTGCGCCTCCCGCTGCGCCATGGCCTGGTCAAAGCTACTGCCCAGAGCCTCCCTGAGCCGGGAGCCGAACCCCGAGCGCGCCGCCTTGTCCCGGTTTAGCCCGCGAGCCAGCGCTGCTCCCTGGCCTCGCTGCTGCTGCAGACCGGACATGATGTCGCCGACCCGGCGCCGCTCGTCGGGAGCGATGAACCGGTCGTAGATGTCCTGCCCACTGAGTTGGTCCTGACGGTAGCGGTGCCCCATCCAGGGACCGCGCTCCGTGGCAGTCGCGTTCTCCGTCCTGCGGTAGAGCTCTTCCGGGCTTGTGATCGGATCGCCAGCAGCCATCAGGAGAACCTCCCCTTGAGCCCGCTGAAGTACCCGGGCTCGTCGTTGTCGATGCCAGACAGACCTCGGTCCAGCAGCGGAGCCAGACCCTTGTACGCCAGCGCCGTGCCCTGGGTGACCCCAGCTCGGACTGCGCCCCCTGCGGCAGCGTCGATCTCAGCCAGCAGGCGGCTCTTGCGCGTGGACTCCTCCGCGATCCGCTGCCGCTCGCGCTGCCACGCAGCCAGCCGGGCGCTCATGTTCACCGCCGCAGGCTCGACAGCTCGAGCACCCTGAGCCGCGCCCAAGCGTGCGAGGTCCGCACCACGGAACCCGGTGGAGGCGGCAGGCCCAAGCTGGGGGCCCTGCCCCTGCAACCGAGACAAGTAGCGGTCAACAGCGACACGTCGCTCGTTCTCAGCCTCTTCGCGGAACGGGGCGGTCGGGAAGGCTCGGGAGAAAACGTCGTACATGTTGCCTACCCTACCATTCACCTGTATAGCGCGAGCACGTTCAATGAACGCCCCGTGCAGACCCAGTGGATGAAACCGTTGACTGCGTTCGTTGACTCGGACGAAGAGCGGAAGTCTGCAGTCATGTGAATGTCGTGCCACCCCGCCGTCGCGCCCGTCGCTGCCGTCCTCGTGGCTTGGTGGTTGATGTGGAGCGGGCGCCGATGCGTGTCCGCTCCAGTCTCAGTCACGATGTGGGACCGAGCAGCGATCGTTGCCTCGCTGTCGAACAACACATAGGTGGACACTGTGTGGGTGAAGATGGCGCCGCCACCCCAGGTGGCCGTCTTGCAGTACTTGAAGTCGGCTGAAGCGGTGATGTACAGGTCGGCATTGCGCTGGAGGTAGATCCGACCGCAGCAGCCCTCGATCTCAAACTTGTTCAGCATCGCGAAGTTGCGACCCGCCTGGATCGCAGTCGTGTCCGCACCGTTGGCTGCCGCGTACCTGACAGGACAACTCGCTGTGACCCCGTCGTTGCTGAACGTCCAGAGCTCGGTCAGGCAATTCTTGTGGAACGGGCGGAACGACAACGACCCGGCGGGGATGTTCGCTGGCCCGCCACCGTCGAGGCCGACGGCGAAGTTGATGGCGTCCCCGTAGTCGCTGAACCCAGTCGAGACGGAAGACGCGGCGAGCGCATCTCCGTTGCTGATGACCGGGGGGGTGTAGTCAGCCATGACCTACCTCCGCACCGCGAGCACGGTCAACTGCGACAGGCTCGCCGTGCAGTTCACCCCAGCGCCCCACAACTCCACCTGGGTGGTGCCAGCCCCAGCAACAGCAAGCCACGCGATGGGGAACGAGATGGTCCCCTGCGGCATGTCGCGCCGCCGGGTGATGACGGTCACTCCACCGATCCTGATCTGGAGGATCACTCGCGGGTTCACCCCCGTGGACTGCGCCGTGACCATCCCTCGGACCAGATACGCCTCGCCCGTGTAGGTCGTGAAGTTCGACGGGACCAAGGGGACGAGTGCCTGGGCGACACCGAGGGGCACGCCGGCAGCCTCCGTCTTCGTCTCCAGGGTCTTCCAGTCGTTCGCCGACTCGGCGTGGCGCGTGTTGATGGCGCCTCGCTCGATCTGCTCCTCGTCCATCGCAGAGATGAGCGTGTCCAGATCCTGGAAGTTCTGCTCGACCTCGTCAGCGTCGAGCGGCTCGCCGGGGCGGATGCGGTTGGAGAGGCTCATCGGGGGAACCCCATGGCAAGGATGGTGCGCCTGAAGACCCCGGCGATCTCCGCGTCGGCCTGCCGCATGTCGGCCCCTTGCATCTCGATCCGATGGTCACCCGCAGAGAGGAACACGATCTGCTCGACGTACCCGCCCCAGTAGGTGATGACCGGTGCGCCCTGCTGCTCGGCGTGACAGGTGCTGGTCGTGTCGAGCGGGGTGCCGTCGAGGAGCACGCGCAGGCGGATCCCTCGGAACGCGGCGGACGCGCCGCCGGCAACCTGCCACTCGACCTGACCGATGATGATCATGGGCATCGCGTTGGTCAGCGTGAACGTCAGGACCGCAGGCGTCTCCGACAGCGCGCCGTCGTAGATGGGCAGCCACTCCTCCCGGGTTGTCACCGCCGTGCCGACATCGATGATGGTCATCGGCTCGGGGACACCGTCATTCGGGTCGACCAGCAGCAGCGTCGTCCCGGCGTCATGCGTGAACGTCGTGCCGTCCGCTGTGGACGACGGCAGCGCCGGGTAGCTGAACAGGATCCCCAGGTTGGCGAGGTTGCTCTGGTCGATCTCGTTCCCAGCCTGCTCGGCCCGGTTGAACTCGCGCATCAGCGCGTCTGCGTTCGCGACGAAGCCGGTCTGGGGCACATCCTTTGGCTTGTAGTGCATCAGCCGACCTCCCCTTCAAGACGCAACATGGCTCGGTACAGCGCGCCCTCGTCGTCCAGGGAGGGCACTCGGGGCCCGCCAACCAGGCGCAGCGCCGCGTTCACCCCACGCAGGAAGTCCCGCTTGAGTTGCCCCACGGTGACCCCCAGGTCGGCGGACAGGATGGCGACCTCGATACGTCGCATGGACTCAGAACGTCGCATCGGTGCCGTCCTGCCTGTTGCCGTGGTCGCGATAGAAGACCTCAAAGCCAGCGATGTGGAACGGGGTGTTCTTCGCCGTCGTCCCGAAGGAGAAGCGGATCGACTTGCCGATCACCTCCTGGTGGACGTCGTCGGTGATGTCCACCCGGGCGCTTCGACGGCGAGGACCGTCCCAGTCCCGAGCTGTGCCCCAGACCCCGGTTCCCCAAACCGGAGCGTCGGAATCAGAGAGCCGCACCGTGGAGCTGCCCGATGCGCTGCGGTCGTCCCACGACGTCGCCCAGTCCACCGACAACTCGTGGCTCCCGTCCTGGGTGTAGTAGACGATGACGTGGCTGAACGCCTTGTCCGTGTGGGGCTTCTTGAACTCCAGCCAGCGAGTGTCCCAGCGCCCGGTGTAGGCAGTCTCATCGATCGTGTCGCTGGCGCCCCAGAGCCCGAGGTCCCACTCCTCGCCGCCACCAGGGTCGTGACGGAAGATGACCAGCGTCTCACGCTTGTAGTTCATCGCCGCGCCCAGGATGAACCCGCTCAGGCGGGTGATGGCGCCCGTGTCGATGTGGATCGCCCAGACCTCGTCGTTGTGCTCGCTACCCCCCGCGTTCACCGAGAGCATCACCCGTCGGCCCGCCTGATCGACCCAGCCGAAAGCGTCCTCGAGGTGTGCCTGGGGGAGCAGCCGAACCCAGTCGTCCAGAGCCGCCGAGAGGTGGGTGACCTTGTTCCCGTCCGTGACGAAGAACCCGTCGTCCGAGAGGAAGTAGACCTTCCCGTCGAAGGGCACGATCGCCTTGTCCGAAATCGCGCCGACCCCTCGCACCACCGGGGTGAGGATCGGGTCCTCGTTGCGGTCGTGCGTCAGCAGGAACACAGCGTTCCTCTTGAACACCAGGGCGAAGTCCTGCGCCACCGACCACCCGACCACAACGTCGCCGTCGCTGGACGACACGTCGATCACGTTGCGGGTGGCAGCGGACTCGGGCGCGTCCAGGTTGGAGTAGTAGAGGAACGAAGGCGTGTCCTCGACCCCGCCGAAGTACATCCGGCCCCGGAAGACGAACCCCCATCGCGCCACAGGAGGAGCTGCGTTGTCCCCGGAGGCTGCCAGCGTGTTGAGCGTCGGCTCCGACCCCGCGTCCGTGTAGTCGTACCAGGTCCGACTCTTGACCCCGTTCAGCCGACGCAGCAGCAGGAAGGTCCGCGCATCCGTCGCCCGGTAGAACTGCCTCGCGATGACATTCGGATCTGTCGGGGTGCAGTCCGAGATCACCGCCACGTTGTAGAGCGCATCCGCCAGGGCGTCGTCGTCCGAGATCGACGCAACGACTGAGGGCTCGCTCTCCTGGCCCCGGTCGTTGATGTACGTCTGGACGTAGGAGTACGTGACATGCGAGGTCGCCGTCGCATTGTGCTTCATGGCGAAGAGCGAACTGAGCTCGACAGCGGCAGCCTCGTTGATGAGGTGCAGCCCGAGATGCGGGGGCGGCGCGTGGATCCCCAGCGGCGCCGGGATGTGTCCGTCCCAGCGCACGTTCTGCGTCTGCCCGTCGAAGAACGCCAGCATGTCCGCGTACTGCGCGGTGCGGATCCCTTCGCGGGGTCGGCTCGCGGAGCGCTTCCCCGTGAACAGCGTCGTCAGCGTGCCCGCCTCCAACACCGCGATCTTGTCGTCGTAGTGGACAAGGATCTCGGTCGTCCCGTGGTGGTGGACCTGGGACAGTCCGAAGGCACCGTTCACCGAGAACGGGGCGAACGGGTCCTCGGACCAGTCCACCAGGGGCACGATCCCCTTCACCTTGGCGACCTCGCCACGAAGCGTGAAGACGACACCCACCGCATCGGTGCTGGTGCCCTCGGCCTGCCAGACGCGCGTGTCCAGCCCGGCCACATTGACCGGCTCAAACCTCTGCGACTTGCCCTTCGCGCCGGCCATGTCAGTTCTGGATCACGTCGGGGTAGCCGACCGGGATCCCCCTGAACGAGCCTCGCCCACCAACGGAGAGCCGACGACTCCCCTCTACCGTGTCCTGGTCCATCATCCGCTTGATGCCAGCCTGCACGCGCTGACGAGCTGCGTTCGCTCGGCCCTGCTCGTCGCTCGCCTCCAGCATCAGCGCTTCGGCGCCAGCCAGCCAGACGTCATCAAACACGGCGGGGAACAGGGGGCGGTCGTTGTCGTCGCTCAGGTCCACCCCGCGAACCAGCACGGTCGCCTCGACCTGGTACACGCCACTCGGAACGGGCCAAAGCCGCAGGAACGCCTCGTTCCCAGACTCCGGGCCCCGCTCCCCGAGGTACTCGTCCTCCACCGTGTCCGAGAAGAGCGCCCCGTATGCGGTCGTCTCGCCCACGTAGTAGGGCACGGTGCCCCCGGCGCGGCTCCGGTAGATCCGGCAGAGGAGGTCGCGCCGGTCGGTGGGGTTGACGGTCACTGCGTTTGTGCCGACCTGGATGTAGGAGACAGACGCGGACAACGCCGACTCTGCCCCGCTCTGCTTGTCCACGTAGGACTGCCAATACAGGTAGGTCGCGGCAGCAGGCCCCGAGCCGGCGCCAGAGTCAGCGGCAGCGGGGGCAGCCTTCGGCGCGGGGATGGGCTCGCGCCGAACGACGCAGAAGTCCCGAGGCTCCCCGGTCGTCGTCGGATCCCACGACGCAGCGGCGCCCTGGGTGACCGCATTGAGCGCCCTGCCGTACCCGTTGCCGTCGCGGAGCACCACCTGGAGCGCAGTGTCCGCGTCCAGCGGGAGGGCGAGCTCGTCGTAGAGGACCGTCACCGTGCTCTTTGCCGTCGTCGTCTCGTTCCATGGGGCGGCGAGCGTGTAGGCAAGCCCGGTGGAGTTGACGTTGACGACGCGGACGACACGATTCCCGACGAGCAGCCTGCGACCGAACATCGTCACCGGGCCCGTCGCATCAACAGCAGCCACCCGCGACCCGAGAGTCGCGACGAATGTGGTGATGTTGGTGGAGTCCGTGCCAGTCGTCGGGAACGACCAAGTGCGACGGAGCCAAGACCAACGCTTCCGAGACTCGATGTCCCGGCGAGCGTCGTTCAAGAAGCCGTTGAGTGCCGCGTTGGAGTAGCTCCGGTCGGAGCGGCGGCGCTTCAGCGCGGTGCGGGCGTCAGCGAGGCGCATTGCGGTCTCCTACCGCGCCGCTACCTCAGTAGGTGCTGCAGCGCTTTGTGGTGATGACCAGGGCGGCGCCTTCGGTCAGGTTTGCCACACCCCCACCCAGGGTGAAGGTGAAGATCAGGGTCTCGCCAGCGAGAAGCCTGCCGGCAGCGATGGTGAAGTTCACCGGCACAGCCAGGGTCAAACCATTCAGTCCGCCCGCCGATGTGTTCACGGCGGCCACTACCGTTGCATTCGGGGCTCCCAGCGCGGTCCAAGACGCGGCCTCGAAAGTCCAGTGGTTTGCGGGGTCAGCGGCGATGTTGTCGACCGGGAGGTAAGAGATCGCGTTGATCTCCTGGTCCCCATCGATCGCCATCCCAACGAAGAAGCTGCCCGTTGCCGACATAGCCTGCAGCGGGATGACGTACTGCTGCAGGCCACCCAGCTTGCGCGGCCCGGTCGTCGCCATGGAAAGAGGCGGATGAAGCGGCATCAGAGGCTCCGATCAGTTCTGCTTGAAGTAGACCTTGGAGGTCCCATCGACCGCGCTCGCCTCGAGGGCGATGGCGACCACGTTCTTGTCGTCCACCAGGGCGATGATGTTCTCGCGGAGTGCAGCAACGTCCGCGATCAGCGCGAGAAACTCTGCGCCGCTTGGGGTGGTGGGGTCCTGGCCCGTGCCTGCGACTGCGGTCATGGCATCGACCGTGAAGTCGAGGTTGGTCGCCGCAGCCAGCTTGCCCACACCGTCCTGGATGATGAGCGCATCGCCCAGGGCGACCCCGGCGCCGACCGTGCCGTCGACCGCAGCCTCCTCGGCGTAGCCCTCGACCAGCACAGCGATGTGCGCCTGGTCAACGAAGGTCGTGGTGACGGCACCCTCGGCGACCCACACCGTGCCACGCATCGCAGAGAGCGACTCGGGCTTGGTCAGGTCGATGTCAGGCGTGTTCCAGTCGTAGCCGTCGCCAGCGCCATCGACCAGGTCGGCCTGGACGATGTCGCCAGCACTCAGCGTGCCACCAGTGTTGTTCCGTCCGTAGACGATCTTGGGGGAGGTTGCTCCACCGATCTGCGCGATGCTCATCTTGGTACTCCTTGTCGGTGGCTCAGTACTGGACCGCGCCGGAGAAGCTGGTGCCACCCTGCCGCTTGATGCTGGAGCAGGAGAGCAGGGGGTTGAGGAATCCGTTGACCACGACTGCGTCCTGGTTGACGGGCTTCTGAGGCTTGTCGATCCGCAGCATCCCGCCCGACTTCTGCTTGAGGAAGTGGAGCTGGAAGCCGAAGCCGTTGCCCTTGTTCTTCGGCAGCGCGTTCAGCCCGGGGACCGTGAACATCTCGGGGGAGATGCCGCCCTTGACCGTCTTGCCCGTGGTCGTCAGGAAGAAGGTCTTGCCGGATGCGGTCAGGTTGTCCCGGTCGTACACGACCGGAGCCTCCTTGAACATCATGTTGGTGTACCCGAACTCGGCCAGGGACGCGTCGAAGAGGGCCTGCTTCGGGCTCATCTCCTTCTCGTAGAACCCGTAGACCACGTCGTCGGTGATCAGGATGTCGGGGTGGAGACCCTGGCTGGAGCAGGCCCGCCACACCGTGTTCCAGGTGTCGAGACCGTCGGTGCCGAACGCGGAGATCGCACCGTACTGGTTGCGCCAGTTCGCGTAGGTCGCCTTGGGGAGCCCGCCGGGGGTGGTGGCGTTGACGACCTGCTGCGCCTGCGTGTCGAACTCGATGAAGGTCTCGATGCCCTTCAGCCGCTTCGCGGGGAACGCAGTGCCGTCAGCCATCAGGTCCGCGCTGATCCCGGCCAGGAAGGTGTGCAGAGCCTGCGTCTGCTTGGTGTCCGCGAGGTCGATGACCTTCTGCGGACCGCTGTTCTGGTCGATCTCGGTCTGATCGAGGGTCCACGAGAACCGGTACTTCGGCCATCCCGCGTACCGAGCGGTGTCGGGCACGTCGTTGGGCGTGATGCCGAAGGACTCGTAGAGCGCAATCGCGCCCGTGTTCGCAGAGTCCTCGAGGACCACGGGGCAGCGGATCTCGGTGCCGCCGTCCTCGACCGTGAAGGCGCCGCTTCGGATGCAATGCACCAGAAGGGGGTGAGCCCGCATGATGTCGCAGGTGACCTTCGGAACGATCTTCGGAAGGGTCGTGGCGAGGACGTTGACGAGGTTCAGTGTTGCGCTGGTCATGCTGTCACCCTTGGTCTACGGGTTGCTCCCGTGGGGTCAGTTGATTCCCTCGGGGGCATTCCCCTGGGTGGTGAACGTGTAGTGAGAGCCCTCGGGTACACCCTGCTCCCTGAGTGTCTGCTGGATCGCCTCGCCCCAAGACTTCGGGACGGCTGCTCCAGCGATCCGTCGCGGGCTGCTGGCTGAAGACGGGCGAGCTGCGGGTCGGGACGGAGGCGCGGGCCGAGGGGCCGGGGCGGGCCTTGCCGCGATTGCTGCCTGCTGCGCCATCTTCAGAGCGAGTCGCGCCGCAGCCTTCGGGTTCTGGTCTGCGAGGGCGCGGATGTCGTCGTCCGTCTCCATCAGCTCGGCGACCTTGCCCGACATGGTGCGGGGGTCGACATCGAGTTCGACGGCTGCCTCGTGGTACGCGCCGACGAAGCGCTCTCGGCGCTGGATGGGCGCGAGGCTCTCGACCAGCTTGTCGAGCTTGGCCTCCAACTCCTTGTTAGCCTGCCGCGCGTGATACCGGACGTACTCGTCGGCGGGCGCGGTCGCCAGGTCAGGCGGCTCTTCAGCCGGGGCGGCGGCGACCTCGGGGGGCGCAACCTGCTGGGTCAGGACCGAAGTCAGGGTCTGGATCTGCTGCGCCATCGCGGCGACCTGGGCCTCCATGGCGACATACCGGGTGTCGGGCGCGGGGGCCTCGGGGGCCTCTGAAACCTCGGGGGCCTCCTCGGCGGGAGCCTCCTCGGGGACTTCAGTTGGATCCGGCTGCCCATGCCCAGCCATCTCGAGCAACGCCTCGGTGTTGTCGTCCGAAGCAGCCTCAGAGAGTGAGCCAGCGAACTCGCCGTCGATCATGTTTCACCCTGAACCATTGACCGTTTCAAAATGAACCAGTCACAGGTAGTGTCAGCGTTACGAAACCGATTTGTCAAGCACGGAGTTCACTGTGGCGCGTATTCGTTTGAGCAATACAAGGATCGATGAGCTTCTGGCCGACATCCAGGCCTCCGAGAAGCGGATCAACGACGAACACAGAGCCCGGTGGGAGCGCATCACCGCCGTCTACGAGGGGAAGTCTCGGGCCGAGGCTGCCGGGTTCAGTGGCTTGGACGACGCGCGCGAGGTCAACTTCAACTTCCTACTGTCGACCGCCAACACAGTGGTGCCGTCGATCCTGAGCACAGACCCGTACATCGAGTTCCGGTCGCGGGCGAAGACGGACGAGGACTCAGCTCAGGTCGCAGAGGCCGGGGTCAACTACGCATACGCTGCGGGTCGCGCCAACGACTCGGTCGCGGACATCGTCCTGGACGTGCTGCTGTACTCGGCTGGCGTGGGCAAGGTCGTCTACAACCCCGCCGCGAACGTCACTCCGGTCCTGCACTACGACACGGACGCGCAGATCGAGATGGAGGAGGACGACGGGCTCACCTCCCTCATCGAGGAGGAGTTGGGCGACCTTCTCCCCTACGGAGACGACGGGATCGACATCCCGACCCTGGAGCGGGTGCCCCTGTGGAACTTCCTGTTCCCCGAGGGCTTCGATGACATCAACAAGTGCCCATGGGTCGCCCACAAGTTGCTCGTGCGCCTCGAGGACTTGCGAGCGTTCCCGGGGTTCCGGGTGGCGCCGGGGATCACCGCCAACGACTCCGTGATGTCCCCGGCGGCTGGCTACATCGGGGAAGCCATGGCGAGCTACGTCGCCTCTCAGGGTCCTGCCTTCGTCACGCTCTACGAGATGCACTACTGGATCCGCAAGGGGACGCGACTGTCCCGGCGGATCTTGTGGCTGCTCGACAACACCAGCGCCGAGGGCTTCGACCGGGTGGTGCGCCACGTCGCCGACGACAGCGGCATGCGTGGCTACCCGTTCGTCATGCTCCGCACCGCACGGGTGCCCGGCAAGATGTACGAACCCCGCATCTCCGACCTCGCCACGATCCAGCCCATCGCGGAGCGGCTCAACGACGAGCTCGCCGCCGTCCTGCGCCACCACCGGCAGGCGAGCAAGCAGAAGTACGCTGCAGCTCCGGGCGCCCTGAGCGGTGACTCCAACTTCGCGGACATGATCACCTCGGACGCGGACCTGGACGTGGCTGAGTTGCCGTCGCAGATGGCGGATGTTCGCGCCGCGCTCCAGCTCGTGCCCATCGCGGCGATGCCGTCGGACGTGCCGTTCATCCTCCAGATGCTGCAGCGGATGATGTACGAGATCGGCGGGGTGGACGTGTTCCAGCGGGGTGGCGTAGCTCGCAAGGGGACGACCGCCACCGAGGTCGCCGTCGCCTCCCAGGGGTTCCAGAACCGAGCGAACGTCCGCAAACGGGCCGTGCAGAAGTTCGTTGAGGACATCTCGCGCCGCTACCTCGACTGCATGCGACAGCACTGGACGACACCTGTCTGGGTCCGAGCGACCGGGAACGACGAGTACCTCGAGGTCAGCGCGGACAAGATGCGCGGAGCCTTCGACATCTCGGCGCACGTCACCGACTTCGATCCCGACGACCAGAAGAACGAGTTGCAGGCGTTCACCGGACTGCTGCAGACCATCGCTGCGACCACCCAGACGATCGTCCCCCTGGTGCAGGCGGGGCAGTTGCCGGAAGACACGATCCAGCGGTTCATCGACAACAGCTTCAGGATCTGGAAGCAGGACAAGCGGCGCCTCATCGGCCCGCTCTCCCAGATGGCCGGGCCCATCGCGGCCCCGGGCCCACAGGCGGCACCCCCCGAGGCCGCGCCCGGCGAAGACGTAGACGCCTCACAAGTCGACGGTCGGGGGTTCTCCCCGCTCGCGTCCCACCTGACCCTCGCTGGAACCGGGCCCCGCCCCGGCGCCGGCAACCCTGTGGAGTAGCCAGTGCTGTACACGTTCCGCTGCCAGAAGCCCAACTGTAGCCAGAAGTTCGACCAGTCGATGGCTCTGTCCATCTACGAGCGCTACAAGGCCAAGGACTTCTACGAGGTGATGTGTCCCCGCTGCGGCACCAAGAGGCCCCATCGTCACTTCGACGCGATGTCGGCCCCTGCCTACCACCGGGACGTGGGCACCTTCGACCCGCGCACGGCACCCGCCGCTCTGGCTGGACGCTCCTACAACAGCAAGGACGAGAAGAAGGACATGGTCAAGAAAGCCCTGGGGGCTAACTTCGTCGTCGGAGAGGTCGACCGGGACAAGACCATCGCGCGCCCGTCGAAGCTCGGGGTGGTGAACATCACCGCCAAGCAGGCCAAAGCCAACCTCGAGCAGTCCTCGCTGGCGCCGCCGAAGGCTCAGGCGCCAGCCGCCAAGCCCGCCCCGAAGGTCAAGCCCGTGTCCAAAGGTGGGCACTACCAGGACATCGTCGTCGCCGCGTACCGAGAGGCGAGCAAGCCGATGGCGGTGAAGGTGATGCGAAAGAAGCTCGGTCTGACCTACAACCAGGTCTACCAGTCCTGCACCAACACCGGCATGAAGAAGGTCCGCAGCGGCGTCTTCCAGTACGTGCCCCCGGAGTCGGCGAGTGCCTCGGCGTAATTCGCACAGTGGGATGCAGGAGGAGCGCCTGACCTCGGGCGACTACGACGACTTCCCGACCTACGCCAGAGACATCCTCAAGATCCAGACGAAGAGGGGCGCCCTCGACCCCTTCATCTTCAACACGCCGCAGGAGCTGCGGTGGAATCTGATCAGACAGATCCAAGAGCTGGGTGAGCCGGTACGGATCTGGGAGGCGAAGGCCCGCCAGACGGGCTGCTCGACGTTCTGCCAGGGCTACCTGTTCCAGCAATGCACGACGCAGGAGGACCAGACCGCTCTGGTGGTGGCGCACACCGCAGACACGGCGCACGAGATCTTCACCAAGACGAAGCTCTTCCACGCCCACATGCCAGACGAGCTCAGACCGATCACCAAGTACGACAACCGTCAGGCGATCGACTTCCGCGAGCCCAACGGCAAGGGGGGCCTCCGGTCCAGGTACACGGTGGTCCTGCCGAAGCACGCCACCTCGGCGAACGGCATCACCGCCCGGAAGATCCACGTCTCCGAGATCGCGCTGTTCACCAGTCCCCGCCAGTTCATGCTGAACATGCTGCAGACGGTGCCCGACGAGCCCGACACGTTCGTCTACGTCGAGAGCACATGCGAGGGGGCCGGGGACTACCACCACGAGATGTACCTGGCCGGCAGAGTCATGGGCGAGTTGCCGCCCTGGATGCCCCTGAAGGAGAAGTACCCCGGGAACCCGGACAGCCAGTGGTACGTGATCTTCACCCCCTGGTTCCTCATGGAGGAGTACAGCAAGCCGCTGAAGGTCACGCCCGAGGCGTTCATGGCAACGCTCGACCAGGACGAGCAGGAGCTGCTGGACCGCTTCGGAGAGTGGGTGTCCCTGGAGCATCTGCAGTGGCGGCGAGAGACGATCGCGACGAAGTGCGGCGGCGACCTTGCAGGGTTCCGGCAGCAGTACCCGAGCACCGACGAGGAGGCTTTCGGAGCCACCGGACGCCTCGTCTTCGACAGGGAGGCTCTGGCCCGGCAGGAGAAGCTGCACGTCTGCCAGTGCGAGATGTGCCAGCCCTACATCGGCTACGAGACGAGTGAGACGAACGACTGCCCCGAGCACCAGTGGTGCGAGATCGTGGACGACTCGGACTGGATGGCGTCTCGAGGCGAGCGTCTGTTCACGACGTACAAGCCGAAGGTCTTCGACGGCATGCCGGGGACGGCACGCTTCTCCATCTGGAAGAAGCCCGAGGAGCGGCGCTCCTACGTCGCTGCTGCGGATGTCTCAGCAGGCCACGAGGACGGCGACTGGGACGTGATCTCGGTCTACGACGAACAGAGCCTGGAGCAGGTAGCGGAGTGGCGCGGCAAGGTGGACATGGTGGAGTTCGCCGACATCTGCATGCTCGTCGCCATCTACTACAACCACGCCATGCTCGCCCCCGAGGTCACAGGAGCTGGGCAGGGCTTGATGGCGATGCTGCAGCACACCCGCTACTACAAGTTGTACCGACGGACGAACCTGACCCAGGTCGGGTCCTACGGCAGTTCGATCCTCGGGTGGTCAACGACAGCGCACAGCAAGAACCAGGCTGTGGGGTTGATGATCAAGGCCCTGCACGAGGAGTACATGCGGATCCGGTCGCGGGTCACCCTCGATGAGGCAATGGCTTACAGAGCCGCCATCGTGACCAGCGACGGCGAGGGCACCAAGATGCTGCGGATGAGCGCCCCGTCGGGTGGGCACGACGATGCCTTGATGGCGACGATCATCGCCTGCGCTGTTGCCCACGCAGGGAACCGACTGAACAAGCTGGCCCGCCCGACGGCGGCACAGCCGAACCCGCTCGACTCCTCGACCTGGACGAATGAGTGGTGGGACACGTTTGCCGACGAGAACGGCGCCAACGCGCGCAGCCTCGCAGGGCTCTACCGGCAGTAGCTACTGCTGCTCTGGAGGCGGCTGCTTGCGCTTCCGGCTGACCAGTCGCTTCCCCTTCGGGACCTCGTGGAACCGGCGACCCTTCTTCGACTCGCGAGCCTTCTTCTGAAGGGCGCGGCGCTCCTCCCGGGTCACTTCGGAGCCGCCACGATCACCCATTCCACCAGGTTGTCCTTGGTGAAGAACAGCTCGTCCCTGAGCTCGCCCACATCACACCTCCAACACAGGCTGCCGTCCTGCTCGCGGATGGCGGTGAAGGGCTCCCAGATCGGCTCGTCCGGGTCGCGCAGAAGCAGGCACTCGCCCTCGACCAGCGCAGCCGGGACAGACGCAGACCGGGTCGGCTTGAGCCGGATCCGGGTCTTGACCTCGGGCGCGTCGACCGTGACCCGAAGAGCGTCACCGCCCCCAGGGGCCTCGATGCGCTCCAGCCGGAACGGGGGCGCGTCCACGAGGTTGGACGAGTAGCTGATCCCGACCGACTTCTTGCCCCAGGAGACCCTGTACCCGTACTTCGCAGTTGGGCCGTGCCCAGCGGACATCCCCCAGGTTGCCACCTCGAGGTTCTTGCCCGCGAGGCGACTCACACCGTCATCTCCCGGCGTGAACGTGATGCTGTGGTTGCTCATCTGGCTCCGTCTCCTCTATGCGGCGCTAAAGAGTTCCTCTTGGCGGGACCGCAGGTTCAGGTGTCGTGGTTGATACCTCGCAGACACCCACTCAGCCCACGGCACCGTCTTGTCGTAGGCTCCGACAACCCACCGCTGGAACCCGAGCAACTCCGAGGTGCGGACGAACGGCATGGGGTACGGCACGGCACCAAAGGCCCGCAACGCAACCCTTCGGTGCTCGCGATCCTCGTGGGTCTCTCCCGGCCAGAAGCCGCAGAGCATGTAGACCATGATGTGCGCCGGCTTCACCCCTGCATCAACGAGCCGCTGAAGGCCGCGCATCAGGGTGCGCTCGTCCTTGCGGTTGTCCCAGGCCGTGTAGATCCGGCGCGTCTTCATGCCGTCGTCTCGGTAGTTTACGGACGCAATCGCCTCTGCCGCTTCGACGGTCAGCGCGCGGGCGTTGATGCCCTGGGAGAAAGACACCTTGAACCCACCATCGCGGATCTCGGAGACCCGCTCCCGCCAGGATGGATTCCCGAAAAAGTCGTTGTCCAACAGCAGCAACTCGCGCGAGTTGTCGCCACCCCGCCAGAGGTCTGCAACGGTCTGCACCTCGCGCACCTTGCCCTCCTTGCGGGGGACGGCACAGAAGGAACACCGCAGCCGACAACCCCGCTGAAGGAACCCGATGGACGGGCAGAACTCAGGGTAGGCCGAGTAGTCCTGCTCGACGGTGTCGACCCCGACATCCTCCAGGCGGCGCCCGACATCCCACCCGGTGCCGCCGATGAGCGCATGCGGCCACTCCCTGCGGATCGCTTCCCCGAGCGGGCGTGATCGCTCGAAAATGAGAGAGGCGTAGACGTGGTCGTGGCGATCCCCGAGGTCTCGCTGGATCGTGGGGCCACAGCGGCGCAACACCACCGAGTCTCCGAGCGAGCGGTGGTGGGCAGCGACACGCATCAGGGCAACATTGGGCAACTTCCCGTCCACCTGGAGCAGAAGAACGCGATCTCCCCTCGTCCCCTTCCGGCTACCAGTCATCTGGCTCCGTCTCCTTCCCGATCCGTCCGAGCTGCAAGAGCCCGATCTGCGAGGCTCATCACGACGCCCACCGCAACGCGGGGGTCGTCAGACACGAGAGCGTGCGCCCCGCCGAAACGACAGCGCACGCTGATGTAGCGCGAGACACCGAGCAGGCGGCGAGTCTTCACGGTCCAGGACCGAACACCCGCGTACCCGCGAAGAGCATCCTCTGCGGATGTCAGGTGCTGGGCGTTCATGGCGTCTCCTCGTCCACCAGAGGCGCCCGACGCTTGCTCTCGTAGTACGCAAGGGCAGTCTCAAAGTCGGGCCAATCCTCCTCAGCGAGGCGAACAATGGCGCGGTGGGCAGACCTCGACACCCTGGAGTACTCGCGAGTGGCCCAGGACGCGGCGGTTGAGGACCATTCCACGACTATCGTGCGCGTTCCGATCTGCGGAACGGGCATCGACACAGCAACAGCCGCAGCCAAGCCAGCCTTGACCAGGGTCGTCAGGAAGTCTCGTCGTCTCATCGACCCACCCCGTCCCATCGCCCGCTCCGAGCCTTCGCGCTCCCGAGACCCTCAACCTGCTTCGGCTGGATCAGCTCGAGCAGGCCCGCCACCCCCTGTCCGTTGTTGCTGCCCCCACGCTGGCACCACTTCTCCGAGCTCGGCCAGAAGTCGAAGAGCCACCGACCCCTGCCGACCAGGAGGTGAGCGCCGCCGTTGTACGACGCGAGGACGTACTTGCTGATGAGCGGCGTGGTCATCTCGACTCCTCCCCCGTTCGCTGTCCTACGCACTCCAGAGCCCGGCACAGAGCCCGGGAGAGCCAGCCCATACGCTCGGCGTCACAGGGGGCAGAGATCCCTGCATCCTCGATGAGGGCCTCCAGACGGCGAACACGAGCCCAACCAAGGGCTTGCTCCCTACGCCCACGCTTGGGCCAGCCACTCATCGCCGCACCCACGGCAGGCCCCGCATGATGATGTTCTCGTAGCCGTCGCCGGTCCATGCCCTGGAGTAGGTCATCGCATCCACACCAAGTCTTCCGGCAACTCCAAGTCCCCTGCAGCAGTGAGACACGTCACAGCGTCACCCAGGGTGGCGACAAGGCGCCGACGTGTCGGATCCCCCCGAAGGTGACCCTGC